GAAAATCATCCAAACAGCACACACGGCAGAACTTGCTGTCGGCTTTGGTCGTAAAGTTAGAAACCTGATTAGCAACGACGACTATCAAAAAGTTTTTAAGGGTGTGGAGCTTTCATCCGACAGTAAAGCGGCTGGACGTTGGAACACAAACAAGGGCGGTGATTACTTCGCTATCGGTGTTGGCGGTGCAGTTACAGGTAAGGGTGCTGACGTTCTCGTTATTGATGACCCCCACTCCGAACAAGAGGCGGCAGTCGGTCAGTACAACGCAGATGTCTACGACAAGGTTTACGAGTGGTATACTTCTGGTCCACGACAACGTCTGCAACCCGGCGGCGCTATCATCATCGTGATGACACGTTGGTCAAAACGCGACCTTACAGGACAGATAATCAAAAACTCAATCCAGAAAGAAGGCGCAGGCGAATGGGAAGTGATAGAGCTTCCAGCTATTCTCCCATCAGGCAATGCATTGTGGCCCGGCTTTTGGAAACAGGAAGAACTAGAATCATTAAAAGCAGAACTGCCAGTATCAAAATGGAACGCACAGTATCAACAGAACCCGACATCCGAAGAAGGCGCACTCATCAAACGTGAGTGGTGGCAAGAATGGGACCAGCCACAAGAGCCTCAATGCGAAGCAATCATCCAATCATGGGATACTGCTTTTTTGAAAACACAACGTGCCGACTATTCTGCATGTACAACATGGGGGATATTCAACTGGCCTGACGAAGATGGACAAACAATTCCAAACCTTATCCTTCTGGACGCCTTCAAAGAGAAGCTTGAGTTTCCAGATTTAAAGCGAGCGGCTTATGAAAAGTATTGGGAGTTCGAGCCAGACCAAATGATTATTGAGGCAAAGGCCGCAGGCTCACCTCTGATATTTGAATTGCGTGCTATGGGAATACCCGTCACGGAGTTTACACCGTCGCGAGGACAGGATAAGATAGCAAGAGTAAACGCCGTTACCGATTTGTTTGCAAGTGGTGTGGTCTGGTGTCCACCAACAAGATGGGCAGAAGAAGTTGTTGAAGAATGTGCTTCCTTCCCGTCAGGTGACCATGACGATTTAGTTGATTCGACCACGCAAGCATTGTTAAGGTTTCGGCAGGGTGGATGGATTAGGTCAACAATGGATGACTGGGACGAAGAACCAGTGTATCGTAGACCAGTAAATTATTATTGAGGTTCTATTATGGGCAAGGGCGCAAATACAAACATGATGAACACGGCTGGCACTCAGCCAATCCCCAGAGGCGGCAAGGGTGGCCCTGTTGCTCAACCTAAAGGGACATTATCCGGTCCTGTTGCAACTTCGCTTGGACCCATGCCCACAAACCCAGACGGCACACCCGCTGGGGTACAGCCGATGCCTACTAGCGGTCCGTTTATGCCGTACACAGGCGGGCCAGCACCAATGAATCCTCCACAGCCATCCGCAGGAAAGGGCGGCGGGCTTCAAGCTCGTAGAGATTTTATAAGCAGTGACAACCAGCTTAATACTATTAGGGCAGAGCAAATGGAGCTTGAAAGAAAAGCTCGTCAGGAAGCGCTGAACAGAAGTTACTATAACCAGCCAGAAGAGCCTACAGTAGCGCAACAACCAGCAAATATCGTAGAGCCAGCACCTACTATGTTGCCCGCCAGCAGAAATCCATATGACCGTCAAACAATGGACAGGCTTAACGCGGCGTATCGGAACAGGTTGGAAAGATTTAATAACCCGATGGATAATATCCCCGAAGCCCTCCGACCATATTTGACCCCCCCGCCTCAAGCAGACTTCGAGGTTGAAACTCCAGAGCAAAGGTCAAAAAGATTGTTAAGTTATATAAGCGAACCTTCTGATAGATTTGGACCCGTGGACCCAAAGCGTGACGCTGAATACGAAAATTATCTGAGAACAAGAATGAACCCAAATCAAGTTATGAATAGATTTACTGGCGTTAGAAGAGCGGCGTTTGGAGAGCCTTTACAGATAAGGTCAGCGTTTGGGGGTCCGTTTAGCGGCTTGAGGTCGATGGGCAGAGAAAGATTTAATCCTGCGTTAGTTAATGCGCCTGTAGCCGCTGGGCCGCGTGTAAATTCGGGGCGTGGCGGTAAGGGCGATTTTGGCGCTTATGCCCCATATGTAAACATATAGGAGTTCCGTGTGGCTGTAGAAAAAAAGATGGAGCCTTCCGATGTGGAGGTGATGAATGGTCAGGACGTTGAAATAGAAATAATAAATCCTGACGCAGTTTCTGTTGAAACTGACGACGGCGGGATGCTCATTGATTTTTCAGGAGAAGTCACGGACGAGCTAATCGGACCGAGCCATGACGCAAACCTAGCAGAGTTTTTAGATGAGGCAGACCTCCAGTCAATGGCGTCTGAGCTTATCGGTGATTTCGACGGCGATAGAATGTCCAGAAAAGAATGGGCAAGAAGTTACGTCAAGGGTCTTGACCTTCTCGGAATGAAGATTGAGGAAAGAAGCCAGCCTTGGGCTGGAGCTTCTGGTGTGTTCCATCCAGTATTGACAGAGTCAGTTGTAAGATTTCAGGCGCAGGCTATGGGCGAGTTGTTTCCTGCGTCTGGACCAGTTCGCTCAAAAGTTGTTGGCAAGCAAACAATAGAAAAGCTACAGCAAGCCAAGCGTGTCGAAAACGAAATGAACTATCTCTTGACGGAAGAGATGACAGAGTATCGTGATGAGCTAGAGCAAATGTTGTTCAGACTACCGCTTGCGGGTTCGGCATTTAAAAAATCTTATTACGACCCAATCAGAAAACGACCAGCATCAATGTTTGTTCCGGCAGAGGACTTTGTTGTTTCTTACGGCGCATCTGATTTGGCTACATGCCCACGATATACACATGTTATGAAGAAAACCTCCAACGAGGTCGCTGAACTTATTTACAATGGATTTTACAGGGAGGTCGAGCTACCAGACCCAGAGCCAGACTATTCAGACATTCAAGAAAAGTATGATGAGCTTGATGGAGAGGCGGCAGTAGTTGAAGACGACGACAGACATACCCTGTTGGAGATTCACACAGACATGCTGATGCCACCCCCGTTCAATGAGCCGAATGGTTTGGCCTGTCCGTATGTCATAACGATAGACAAGTCTTCTAGAACTATCCTGTCTATCAGAAAGAACTGGTATGAAAATGACCCCGAAAAAGCCAAGCGATTACACTTCACCCACTACAGATACCTACCCGGACTCGGATTTTATGGAACCGGACTCATACATCTCATCGGTGGCCTCGCGAAAAGCGCCACTTCTATACTCAGGCAACTCATCGACGCGGGGACGCTCTCGAATCTTCCGGCTGGCCTCAAGGCTCGCGGGCTTCGCATCAAGGGTGATGACTCGCCGTTAATGCCGGGTGAGTTCCGTGATGTAGATGTGCCGGGCGGAGCCATCAAAGACTCGATAACATTTATTCCGTACAAAGAACCTTCAAGTGTTTTGTATCAACTGCTCGGCAATATTGTCGAAGAGGGTAGGCGCATAGGGTCTGTTGCTGATGTACAGGTTGGTGATTTAAACAATCAGGCTCCTGTCGGCACGACCTTGGCTCTTATGGAGCGCTCTATGAAAGTTATGTCTGGTGTGCAGGCAAGGCTTCACGCATCATTAAAAGCAGAGCTAAGACTTATTGCTAAAATTGTTTACGACTTTATGGGTCCGAAGTATTCCTATGAAACAGAAGAAGAAGCAAACCGAACAGAAGATTTTGACGGCAGAGTTGATGTAATTCCGGTGTCAGACCCAAATGCATCTACAATGTCTCAAAGGGTGATGCAGTATCAGGCCGCTTTGCAATTAGCACAACAGGCTCCACAGTTGTATGATATGGGCAAACTGCACAGGCAGATGCTTGAGGTTCTTGGCATTTCAGATGCAAAAGAAATCATCAAGCTTCCTGATGAGGTATCACCCGCTGACCCCGTTACTGAAAACATGCGTATCTTGCAACAAGAGCCAGTTAAAGTTTTCAAGTATCAAGACCACGAAGCGCACATCCAAGTGCATATGTCCTTTATGCAAGACCCCAAGATACAACAGCTTGTTGGGCAGTCTCCGTTTGCACAGGCAATACAGAACTCCATCACAGCGCACATCACTGAGCATGTGGCTATGCTGTATCGCAATAAGATTGAGAAAGAGCTTGGCGTGGCTATGCCGGATGAGGACGCACCGCTTCCAGAGGATGTGGAGCTTGAGTTGTCTCGCGTCGCAAAAGAAGCCGCTCAAACATTGCTTGGCAAGAATCAGGCAGAGGTACAGCAACAGCAAGCCGCCGCGCAACAGGCTGACCCATTAACCCAAATTCAGCAAGCTGAACTCAAGATGAAGCAAGACGAGCTACAGCACAGAATTACTATGGACATGGAAAAGCTGGAGCTAGACAAGCTTTCCAAAATGGCAAATGTTGAGGTGCAACGCGAGCGACTTGATAGTGAGGAAGAGCGTGAGAGAGAAAGACTTGCGTCTCAAGAAAGAATTAAAACCGCAGAGGTCAGGGTAAAAGGCGCAGAGATTGGTGCGAAGCTGACATCTGAGGAAGAGAAAAACAAAACAGCCACCAAAAAAATTAGAGCAGACCTTCTGAAAGAAGGGTTAAAAACTGGAAAGGGTTTAGCTGATGACGCGACCAACAGTGAGTAATTTAGACAAACGCTTGACGGTTGTTGAGGAAGTCTTTGAGGAAAGATGGCTTGAGACAATCAACAGAATCAAAAGACTTGAAGCCGTGCTTGTTGGTTCGGCAGGTGCAATCATTACATTGTTGTTGGTGCAAATCATAAATGTCTAGTCCTGACCCATACCTTGAACTCATCAGAGTTAGGGTGCGTGAGTACATGAATGAATGTGCTGACCACCTTGCTGGCGGCGGTGCAAAAGACTTTGAAGAGTATAAATTTATATGCGGCAAGGTCGAAGCTCTGGCTCTTGTCGAAAGAGAAATTTTAGACCTCACGCAAAAACTTGTAGACGAGTAGTTGCAAAATCAAAAAGTTTGTTATAACTTTTCACTTACGAGGATTATCCTCGCAAGGACTGCGGGCCTTTCCCGTTGCAAGGTGAGAAGATGTATTCTGCTGAAGTAAAAGATTTGGATTTGGAAAGACTGAAAAAGTCTGAGACATTTCCGCACCCGACAGGGTATAAATTGTTAATCGCTATGCCGACCTTAGAAGAAAAAACTGAGGGCGGCGTTTTTATTCCTGATAGTCTACAGCAAGCCGAAAGCACAGCCTCCGTTGTTGGCTGGGTTATACAGGCGGGTGACTTAGCTTATCAAGACCAAGATAAGTTTCCAAACGGCCCATATTGCAAAGAAGGAGATTGGGTAATATTCCGCTCGTATTCTGGCACAAGGTTTAAGATTGAAGACCAAGAGTTCCGTTTGATTAATGACGATACTGTCGAGGCAGTTGTTGCTGACCCAAGAGGAGTTAAAAGAGTATGAGCGAAACAGCACAAGAAGATATTGTAGAAATTAACACAGAGCCACAGGTGGTGTCCGCGTCAGAGGATGACATGGAGATTGAGGTTGTAGATGACCGCCCCATGGAAGACCGCGTACCGCCCCGCGCTGAAGCAGAGCCTGCCCCTAGCGATGATGAGGGGGATGATGAGGCGGCTGACTATTCCGAGCGTGTGCAAAAGCGTATTAAAAAACTAAAATACGATTTTCACGAAGAGCGTCGCGCCAAGGAATCGGCAGACCGAGAGCGTGAAGAAGCCGTGGGCTTTGCCCAAAAAGTGTTTGAGGAAAACCAAAAACTCAGAAATACGCTGGCGCAAGGTGAGGGTGTTCTTTTGGAGCAAACCAAAGGCCGTGCAGAGGCTGATGTGGCGAGAGCCAAAAAGGAATATAAGGATGCCTTTGAGAGCGGCGACCCAGACGCAATAACGGAAGCTCAAATAAATCTGACCAATGCACAGGCGGCGCAGATACAGGCAAATCAATATGAGCCTGTGTATCAAAACATTCCTGCGCCAACAGCGCCTCAGAAAAAAGTTGAACGCCCTATTAACAAACCCACCAGTTTGGATATAGAATGGGCAGAGAAGAACCCTTGGTTTAACCGTGACAGCGTTATGACGGGTTTTGCACTTGGAGTGCATGAAGACCTTGTTAAATCTGGCACGAATCCATTGGAGACACCTGAAGAGTATTATCGGCAATTAGATGCTGAGTTGCTTAAAAGGTTTCCTGACAAGTTTGGCGGCGGTAGTACAGAGGAAGCACCCCGCAACCAAGCTGGCAACGTGGTAGCCCCCGCACAGCGGAGTGCAAATAAATCACGCAAGGTGCAACTGACCTCTACACAAGTCGCTCTCGCCAAGCGAATAGGGATTACTCCCGAACAATATGCGGCGCAACTTTTAAAATTGGAGCAATGAAATGGCTGACAGAGAACCACGCACAAACAAAACAAGAGAGAAGACAGCACGGAAGGCAACTTGGAAAAGACCTTCTGCATTACCCGACCCAGACCCACAGGCTGGTGTAGAGTACCGTTGGATACGCACAAGCACGCTTGGCGCATCAGACAACAAAAATGTCTCTTCTCGTTTTCGTGAAGGATGGGAGCCTGTTCTTGCATCTGAGCATCCTGAAATGCATGTTATGCCCGATGTGGATAGCAAGTTTGAAGGAAATGTAGAGGTTGGTGGATTGTTACTTTGCAAAACAGCAACCGAAAATGTCGAAGCACGCAGAGATTTTATGAACGACCAAAATGCGAGGGCAATGGAGGCCGTTGACAATAATTTTCTGAGAGAGTCAGACCCGCGTATGCCTGTGCTTCGTCCAGAGAAAACAACGCGCACTACTAGTTAATTTGGTTTGAGGGAGCCTTTGTTTAATATTGGATTAGGAGAAAAAAGATGACAGCAACTGCTTCACCTTCTGGACTGCGTCCAATCGGACGACTAGACTCAGGTTCGCTTGAGACTATGCGTCAGTATCCAATCGCTTCTGGCTACGCTACCGATATTGCGGCAGGTGACATTGTTCACCTAGTAGACGGCGGTACGGCTACAACGATTGAGAAACAGTCCGGTACTGGCGATGATTCAACTGAAATTGACATCGTTGGTATTTTTATGGGTGTGTCTTATACAGACCCAAACACAAACCAAAAAACATTCAGCACATTGTATCCTGCAAGCACAACAGCTTCAGATATTATGGCGTATGTTGTTGATGACCCGAATGTTCTGTTTACTATTCAGGCAGACGGTGCGCCAACAAATGTGAATGACATTTATGGTAAAAACACGCTGTTGGTTCAAACAGCCCCCAACACTTCTTTGAAAGTATCGCGGGTTGCTTTGGACATTAGTGAACTCAGCACAGATGCTCAAAACCCCATTCGTGTAATTGATTACTTGGGTGGACATGAGGGCGACGAGAAAGGGACATCTTTCCCTATTCTTGTTTGCAAGTTTAACTATCATCAGCATAGTTCAGCTACTGGCTCGGCATAGGAGATTAAGTTATGGCTATTGCAAGACCACAGTTACTTAAAGAACTTCTGCCGGGACTCAATGCTCTGTTCGGGCTTGAGTATGAAAAGTATGAAAACGAACACGCAGAGATTTATGAGACAGAATCATCAGAGCGTAGCTTTGAAGAAGAAGTCAAACTCTCTGGGTTCGGAGCCGCTCCGGTAAAGCCGGAAGGCTCTTCGATTTCATTCGATTCAGCGCAGGAGTCGTTCACCGCCCGTTATAACCACGAAACCGTGGCAATGGGCTTTTCAATCACGGAAGAGGCGGTAGAAGACAATCTGTATGACAGCTTGTCTGCACGTTACACCAAAGCATTGGCTCGCGCTATGGCATATACCAAGCAGACCAAAGCGGCGGCGTTGCTGAATACTGGCTTTGACACATTCCAATCTGGAGATGGTGTGACACTGTTCAACACAGCACACCCGACAGTGGCTGGAGGCAGTAACTCCAACCGTCCGTCAACAAACTCAGACCTTAACGAGACTTCTCTCGAACAGGCAGTAATTGATATTGCGGCCTTTAAGGATGAGCGTGGCCTTCTTATTGCGGCTCGCCCGCGTAAGTTGATTGTCCCGCCCGCACTGATGTTTGTGGCAACTCGTCTACTTCAGTCGGAAATGCGTACAGGTACTGCTGACAATGACATCAATGCCTTGGTTAATAACGGGTCAATCCCAGAAGGGTTCCGTGTCAATCACTATTTGACAGACACAGATGCTTTCTTCTTGACCACGGATATTCCAAATGGCTTGAAGCATTTTGAGCGTACCCCAATGACAACCCAAATGGACGGTGACTTCGACACTGGCAATGTTCGCTACAAAGCTCGCGAGCGTTACAGCTTCGGCGTATCTGACCCACTTGGTATGTACGCTTCGCCGGGAGCATAAAAAGTTACAAGTAACTTTATGGGGGGGTGGCTGTTGCCGCCCCCTTTTTTATGGGGTATTGTATTTGTATCCCTGACAGTTACATGGTGTGACTGACACTAGCCACGACAGGAGATAGATATGGCTAATTCTACTTTTTCGGGTCCGGTTCGTTCTGAAGGCGGATTCAATGTTATTAACAAAAACGCTACAACTGGTACAATTACAGAGACAGGTTTCTCTGTTAATTCTACTGGTCAGCTTATTTCACTTGGCACTAGAAAAATCCAAACATTTGTTGGCACTCTTGCCGCTACAGACACAGCTTCTGCATACGCAGACGGTGACGTTCTTGTAGAGCTTGGCGCTCTGAATACGGATGCGCCAGACGGCATAGTAACACCCACAAAGTTTTTCATTCACAAAGCAGTGATTGGTATTACAACAGCATGTGGTCAAACACTTGTTGGCAGTTTACAGCTTAGTGCAACTTCAGGCACTGCAACTAATGCCGCCGTGTCCTCTGGCACAGAAATTGTTGGTGCAGGCGTGACAGTCTTTGACCCGCAGGTTTCTGCCGCAGGCTCTGTGACTGAAATTGACATCAACTTTAATGACACAGCAGGCAACTTCCATGTGTTTGAGCCAAATGTTTCTGCGCCTATCGCGAGCGTAAACCTTTATGCGGCGGCGACAACAGCACTAAACGCAGACGCATCAGCAGGAAGATTTACTGTTGAACTAGAATACTCATTATTCTAGGGGGTCGTCATGTCGAGTGATGTATTTGCAGTAAACAAAACGGCAGACGCAACGGTGTTTGCTAGTCGTGCGCGAGTACGTCAAATTCAAGTAAAGACTGCGGGTTCAGGTAGCCCAAAGGTTGTTCTCAAAGACGGGGGTGCATCAGGGACTGCCCTGATTACCCTCGAATTTGGGACGAGCAGTACATTCTCAGTTAACATCCCAGATAACGGGATATTGTTTGAGACTGATGTCTACTTGGATTTGACAGCGTGTTCTAGTGTTACAGTGTTTCTTTCATAGGTGATATGATGGGCAAAAAGGCAAAAGAGATATTGGGTAGCATATCTCCTCTTTATGGGGCGGCTACGGGACGAGGCGCTTTTGGTAAGCTTACTGAAGGTGGACCGGGCTTACTTGGGCTGATGGCAAAGATTGGTGACAAGAAAACCGATGAAGAGGCCAAGGCAAAAAAGGCACAGATGATGACCCCCAACATGAAGGCGGCTCAAGATGTCAAAAGGATGGCGGCTGGCGGTAGGGCAAGAAAGCGTCCTATTGACGGCAAGGCCATCAAAGGCAAAACCCGCGCTTTATACTAATGTCTAACACTAAATATCCCGGCGTTAAGCGCCTTCCAAGCGGGGGTATAGAATACAGAGGGACGAAGTTCGCAGGTTTTAACAAGCCAAGGCGCTCTAATCGTGCTGGTAAAAAAGGCATGGTTCTTGCTAAAGAGGGTGACAAGATAAGGCTCATTCATTATGGCGATAGCTCCATGGGTCACAATTATTCTGCGGCGGCACGCAAAAGCTTTAAATCACGGCACGGAAAGAACATAGCCAAGGGCAAGATGTCTGCGGCTTATTGGGCAAACAAAGAGCTGTGGTCGAAGGGTGGGTCTAAGAAATCGCCACCTAAATCACAGAAGCACAAGAAGTACGGCAGGAGAAACAAGTGAAGGCAGGCAGGAAGATAGGTTGCCCTAAGAAGCCCATCGCTATGAGCGGAGGGGGGAGTACGGGAAAAAAGAAATCTAAGTCTAAGGTAAATGAGGCTGGAAATTATACAAAGCCTGAGATGAGAAAACGTCAATTTAATCGTATCAAGGCTGGCGGCAAAGGGGGAAGGCCGGGCCAGTGGAGTGCTAGAAAGGCTCAGATGTTAGCTTCAGCCTACAAGAAAGCTGGCGGAGGCTATAGAGACTAGGTGAAACATGGACCCCATATCAACAGGTTTGGCAGGCATTGCTTTAGTCCAGAAGTCTGTAGATTTTATCAAAAGTAACATCAACACTGTAAATGATATAAGGGATATAGCGGGCGCACTAGACGGTCTTTTCGAGGGAGAAAAGCAGGTACAAAAAAAACGATTTGGCGATAAATCAATTATCGGGCAGTCTAAAGAGGCGGCTCACTCTGTTATTGACGCCAAATTAGCTCAAGAGCAACTCCAAGAAATTTCAGTATTGATTGACAACAGGTTCGGCTACGGAACATGGAGAGCCATTATTGCCGAAAGAAGCAAAAGAATTGCAGAAGAGAAGGAGGCTATAAAGCAGGCCAAGATAGAGGCGGAAAGAAAAAGAAAGAAAAGAAACGAAGAAATAAAATTTGGACTGCTTGTTGTTTCTATTATTGGCGGAGCATCTGGGCTTTTAGTCCTTGTTGTTCTAATTGCGTTTTCATAGTATTATTTGATATGGCAAACAAAAAGAAATCTCAAAAAAGTTTGGATAGTTGGACTAAGCAAAAGTGGCGCACAAAGTCCGGCAAGCCTAGCACGCAAGGTCCAAACGCCACTGGTGAGAGGTATTTGCCTAGCGCGGCAATAGTCAATATGTCGTCAAAAGAATATGCGGCAACGACTAGAAAGAAGCGTGAGGACACTAAAAAGGGTAGGCAATTTTCTAAACAACCAAGGAGAATTGCAAGCAAAGTCAGAAAGCATAGGAACGCATAATGGCAGTTGTGACACCAGATTTACCAGAAATTTTTGAAGAAGCCTTTGAGAGGGCGGGTACAGAGCTTCGCTCTGGGTATGATTTAAAAACTGCCCGTCGTAGTTTTAACCTTTTAACATTGGAGTGGCAAAATCGTGGACTTAATCTTTGGACCATTGCGAGCGGTACGCAAGCTATTACCGCAGGGACTGCAACGTATACTCTCCCGACAGACACTGTTGACCTTCTGGAACACCAACTTCGGACGGGGACCGGAACCAACCAAACCGACACCAACCTCGAAAGAATCAGCGTCTCAACCTACGCCCAGCAAAACCAAAAAAACACGCAAGGTAGGCCGACCCAAATCTTCGTCGAAAGGTTAGCGGGTTCCACACAGGTAACTCTTTGGCCTGTGCCTGACAGCGCTTCCACCTATACTCTGTTCTATTATAGGCTGGTTGGCACAGACGGGTTGGCAAGCGGCATATCTGGAACAACCACTAACTTTATACCTCCAAGGTGGGTTCCATGTTTGGTGGCTGGACTTGCTTATCAAATCTCAATGAAGAAGCCCGAAAGTGCAGAGCGTGCGGCGGCACTGAAAGAGGAGTATGAGTTTCAGTATCAGCTTGCCGCAGGGGAAGATGCAGACAGAGTTTCTGTAAGGTTTGTGCCGTTTAGTTCTGTATATGTGGAGGGCTAGATGTACGCACGCGGTAGCAAAGCCTACGGATATTGCGACAGAACAGGCTTTCGGTATCCGCTCAAAGACCTTATACCAGAGGTGCAGAACGGAGTACGCACGGGCCTCTTGATAGGTAAGGATGTTGCAGACTCAGACCATCCACAGAATTTTGTGGGCAGGTTGCGTGTCACAGACCCTCAGTCACTTAAAGACCCTAGACCAGACAATAGTCTTGACTCAGCTTTTGGATATAACCCTGTGGGCGGTTTGTTTACGGACATCGCAGGCTCCATCGGTGATGTCACTGTAAGCATAAAGAACACAGTGACATACAATGTAAGCGTTGCATCTGGCACAAATCAGTACGGCACAGGCAACAAATATTACATACGCTCGCTATCTTTATCGCCAAGCCCCACTCTACGGCTCACAGAAGGTCAGGTGTGGGTGTTTGACCAATCCGATAGCTCAAACAGTGGTCACCCGTTTCGCTTCTCTACGACGCCAAATGGGACGCACGCAGGTGGTTCTGAGTATATCACTGGTGTAACCACTAGTGGGACTCCCGGCGAAAGCGGAGCCTTTACCCGCATCGAGGTTGCCACTGGAGCGCCGACGTTGTATTATTATTGTAGTGTACACTCAGGTATGGGCGGGATAGCCTTCACACCAAATGCATAAAAGTTGCATGTAACTTTAAGGAGATTGATATGGCTGAGAAGAAAAAGGGTTTCTTTGCTCGTATGAAGGACAAGCAAAACGAGAGAAGGGCCGCACGAAAAGCTTTTGAAAAAAAGCGGAAAAAGAAGGCAGAGTTTTATAGGAGCAGAAGCGGTACTTCAAAAGCTGACCCAGTTCAGGGGTTGAGCGGTAGGAAATATACAATTAAATCAGGCGATACGCTTTCTCAGATTGCGAGAAACTATGGCGTAAGCCTTAAAGCTCTTAAAGAAAACAATAACATTAAAAATGCAAATGAAATTAAGGCTGGGCAAAAGATTGCAGTTCCGGGACAAATTAAGGCGAAAGCTACAAATGTCTATGAAGGAACGAACATGAAAGAAATAACCAAGAACCCAACGCAGGCTCAAGTAGAAGCACAGAAAGCTAAAAACGTAGTGACTGACGCCAAGGTGAAGGAAGAAAACTTAAAGCGTACGGGCAGAAATGCTGACGGCACACGGAGAAAAAAGGCAGGCGGCACTGTAAGGAAAATGTCTTCTGGCGGAATGACCGCTCGTGGCATGGGTGCGGCGACCAGAGGCGGTAACTTTAAAATACGATAGGAGTATACTATGCGTAAAAAGGTAGCTAAAAAGTCTAAGGGTATGAAGCGTGGTGGCATGATGAAGTCTAAGGGCTATCGTCGTGGCGGCATGATGAAATCTAAAGGCATGAAGCGTGGCGGGATGATGAAGTCCAAGGGGATGAAGCGCGGCGGGAAAACAGCCAAGCCAATGACACTTGCCCAAATCCGCTCTGCGGCTAAAGCAAAAGGTTACAAGCTCACTAAAGCTTAATGCCTTATCTCCAAAGCAATATACCTCACTTCAAGTGTTGGGTGAGGCGTGAATACACGCATAATCACGAAGCCTACCATGGGGAGTTTCTTCATGCGATGGCTGTCGCTGTTACCACTCTCCCCAACAGATGCCTTAGTTTTCAAATGATATTTACTGGTATAGAGGCAGAAGGCGAAGAAAAAGATACTGTGCATGGCGGGGCTATGTGGGCGAGGATGCCGATTACAGCACTTGTGGCAGACGAACCCTTAGACGAGTGGCCTGAACCTATGGATGTCCATGATGCACAGCCTTGGGACTGCCCTTCTCATACACATGCTGTGTACACAATAGATAGGGCGACGCCCTGCCCTTGGCTCGCAAAAGTTGGCGGTAACTTTTATCCAGCAAAGTATATGTTTACCGTTGATTATACTGATAGTGAGATTGCAGATGACCCTGCACAACACAAGCAAAGCCACGTCATGCACCTGTTGGACGCAGGGGAATGGACGGGAAACATTGTGGCCTTGCCAAACAACAGGGTTAGAGTAACGCACCCTGCGTGGTTTGAGACAGGCGAGGGCGCACCAGATTTTAAACCGTCTGCACATATACATTACAGCAAAAGTGATTTAGACTATACGCTAGATGTGAATAGGATTTTTGATAATCTTTACAACGAGGAATAGTTATGGCGTACACATTCACTACGCTTAAA